TGCTGCTGAAATTCCGCCAAGGCAATCTGATAGAAGTTATGGAATTGGCAAATACGATCGAATAGACCCCTAGCCATAATGTTGCTCCACGTCACAGCTTGCACGTTTGTAATCGAAGCCATTGTTTATTTTCTCCTTTTACTGCATTTCAGGGGGCTCTGGTTGCATCAACAAAGTCGGACTCCCAGGCATTTCAACATCCTTCAATTTCTTCACAAGCCGTAAATCAAAATCCTCTAACGTTGTTTCCTCTACTCGTAAGTGGTAGGACTGAATATCAGGAGAACACCACACCGGAATTCCGAGAACACGGCAGCGTTCAAAGAATGCAAAATCCTCTCCCCAAGGATCAAATGGATTAAACGGTTTTTGGTGCAGCTTGTCATGGATCAGGTCAAACACGTTTTTGCGAACCATTAAATGCCCGCCGCCGCCCGCACCCACCTGTCCTACCTGAAGGGGTTCCGTTGTAGCTTGGTGAATAATGTGGCAGTAACCCTCAAGCTTTTCATCGTAGTGATACAGAACAGGATTGTAAGGCGACCCTCGATACTGGTAAACCCCACAGAGTACATCAATCTGAAAACCGGGCTTGTTGAATACGCGAAGCATCCGGTAAAGCAAATCCGGCTCAAAAGTATGATCATTGTCAATCATCAGCACCCAGTCACCCAGCATCTGTTCCGCTAACCAGTTGCGGGTAAAGTACTGACCGCTGCGTGCTCCGCGAGGGACGTAGATAGTCTCCTTATCACGGTTGCAGAACAAGTCCAAGTGCTCAAACGTGTACTGGATCATCTGACTCCAAGCCCATGTGAAGTCCTCCAGATTAGAGCCTCGACCAACGTAGGCAACCGAACCGATAGGCCGCTTGTAGATCAGCATACGGCACCGTTGAAACTGTGTGGTGCCAGCCTTTCAATCCGGTCCACAGTGTCTTCAAAGCTAAACCGCTGGCGAGCGTCAATCATCATCGGTCCACGAATTTCATCTTGCAACTCCGGGTGTGTTGCCATATTCACAATAGCTCTGACAAACTCAGCTTGGACTTTCCGATCACTCCAAGGGTCTCCTTGAATCCAAACCCCATGCTTGGTATGGTCGCCCACAGCCCAGGTAGGATTGACAATTGGAATTGCGCCAAACATTTGTGCTTCCATTGCCGTGTTACAGCAAGTTTCACGAAATTCCGTGGCGTACACCCACATTCCCGATTTCATGTATTCTTGCCAAACATCAAAAGTAGCAGGCAGTCGGCCCAGCCAAGTAACACCGGGCTGCTCCAGCAGCTTCAACGTCCTAGTTTTGAACCGACGCAGCTTCTCGCTCTCAAATCCACGGTCAATAGCAGCGTCAATAGACTCCCACCCGTAAGCAATGTAAAGCTCCAGATCGCTGACTTCCTCCCGCGCCCGCTTGAATATTCTTAGTAACTGTGGTAACCCGCGAGTAGCTGAACTAGACCACATAATACGCTTGGGGTTGCGCGGTTGCGCGGGCACTCTCTCAATCTTCTCCGGTAGAATCCCTGCACCAGTTACAACTACGGTTGCGCCAGGATACGCCTCTTGAAGAAAGCTTGCATGTGAAAATGACTCACATAGCACCGCGTCAAACTTATCAGCCCAGGAATATTTCTTTCCCTCGCGCACAATCTTGTAATCAAAGTCGTGCATCGACATCCAGAGTGTCTGCCCTGGATGTTGCTCGTGGAAAGCGTAAACGATATCGGGGTTCCGCTGAATGATCCATACGCCTTTCAATGAGAGGTCAGCATTCTCCAAATGGTTCCACTTCACCCCATTGTGAACACGCTCCCGAAGCATCTTCCATGGGACTGGTGCGTAGGAGTAAACCTCATGGCCACGTTTAGCTAATCGTTCAGCCAGCTCAATGTGAAACTGTTCCGACCCGCCTGAAGCATTCCAATCCCAATCTGCTAGCGGCGTGTCGCTGTAGATAATGAATCTCACCTAGTCACCCTAAACAAAGCCTTCTCATACTTCTCCTGGATTCCAAGGCATTCTACTTCTCGCGGCGGGAATTGCCCTGTATAAGTAGAGGGGCCACCATAGATGCACCACTCATAAAACGCTTGCGCCTCACTCATTCCAGGCTCATCCCAGCCTTTGAACCCCCAGAATTCATCGAATGCAATAATTGTGCCGGGAACGATTCGTGGGCTACACCAATTAAGAATGGTGCTGGCTGACTTGTAGAGGTCTGAGTCAATATGGAGGAAAGATATCGGGCCTGTAAAGTTTTTAAGGAAAGGTAGAAGGGTGTGGTCAAACAGCCCAACATGATATTCAACGTTATCTACACCCAATTCAGGAATCTTCCCGCCGCAGTCAAAAGACCCCTTCAGCCATCTGGTAGGACTGCCACTTTCCGGCAGTCCCGTAAACGTGTCAAACCCATGCCACGTAACTTCAGGCCGGGACTTAGCCAGAAATTTAAGGCTGTCCCCTTTCGCTACTCCGAACTCGCAGAATAACCCGGATGGACCAGCAGCGCCTGCACCAAATCCAAGAAGCTTGCGGATATCCACAAACCTTGGAGCACGGGAGACATGGTGGTCCACCCAGGTTGTAAGGTTGGTCATCATAAAACTTTTACGTTTGGTATTTGTGTGTGATTGTAAGCGTGTCGCCCGTGCTCACATTGATCGCGGCGAAGGTCTGGTGAGCCAGGAGGTTCCCAATGTTTGCAGTCGGCGCTCCAGTTGTGTCGAATATGCCCTCCTCGGTAATCGCCAATGTAGCGGTGACAGTTATCGTCAGCACCAACTGGGTTGTATCGTTGGCAACCGTAGTCGTCACCTGGGAAGCCGTTGCCGCGTGACGGGATGCCCCGCCAGTGGTTGATTCGGTTCCCAACGCGGTGTCATTCACCGAAGCCACAAGCCCACCTGTTCCTACTGCGATGGTTGTGAAAACGAGGTAAGACCCCTGATTGGACAACTTGGCGTTGGCAGCAGCGTGCCCAACATTGGTGATTAGATTGTGCGTGCGTAAGACCGGAACGTAAGCCCCAAATGGCCACATTCGCAATCCTACGTGGAACAAGCGGTTGACAAAATTGCCCAGCGGATTCGGCTTGAAAATAGGCCGGATCTTGTCACCAGTGCGGTGGACAATTTCTGTCGTAAAGTTTTCACGATCCTTAATGGTGTCCAGCATAGTTTCATGTCACCTCGTATTTTGAGATTCATTCAGCGGGATCTGATCGGCAAGGTTCAGCTTAAAATGCTGCCTCAACTCACTGATCTTGTCTTCGATGGGCTTGTCGATGAGGGCCTGTCTCTCCTTCTCCGCAGCCACTTCAATCTTGTTGTCAATCTCGATCTGCATAGCACGCGCCTGCTGATCAAAAATTGTCACATCCTCCAAAGATTCTGGAGGAAAGGCGTAACGCTGCTCAGAGTGGAATTCACCAGCGTCAGTCTGAAACCCCACCAACACTTCCACCATCGAGCCTACTTTGGAAACGTCCCTAACTACAGATTTCATAAGTATCCTCCCGTATTGCCAACTTTGGGGAATGCACCAATAAAGGAATTAGGGCTATGGTTCCACACTGCCACATTTCGCTTACGAAGCTGGTCACGTGTGGCATCGTAGTTCTTTGCCCAAAATTGGTACTGATTGTTATAAGCCGGGTCCAGGTCATACCCAACCAAGTGAATGTTCCATGCTCGCTTATGGTAAGCAAGCCCCAGAGCACCGTAGCCTGAGTGACAGCCCGTATTGACGGTACTAATGTTTTCATTCAACCCGTCACCGGCCCCCCACTGAAGATACCGAACCCCCGGTATGCCTGCTAGATCAGGCCATGTCTCCAGTGGTAATGCCAGATACTTCTCACAGTCAAGCTCCCCGATAAAATCGCGGTGACGCCTTACCCAATGAGCATCCAAAGAGAAAAGTGTCACCGCAGCCCGTAAGGGTGATTGCTCGGAGGAGGAGCAGTGAAAAAACTTGAATATGGCGTCATTGACCGCCAGTACGTGCCTCCCGGCAAACTGCTCCACGTTAAAAGACGTGGCACTGGGGCCAGATCCAATAATCCATATCTCAGACCAGAAGGGGGGCACTACGCTGTCATAGCGTGGCAGCAAGGCGTTTTCGTAGGGTAGCTGCGCTTCCACGGTGTTCAACTCCCTGCTCAGTACAAAGAAGTATAAGTTCTTCGTGACTGAGCTTGTTCAGATCGGGCAGTACAACAATGGGCTTGGGAGGTGTAAGGGTAACCCCTCTCCGGGCGCAAGCCTCACGGAGTTCAGGGCGAGTCATAGCAAACTCGATAAGTTCGATATTAGCAAGGGGGGTGTCGTACTCCTGCCGCAAGGCGATGGCACTAAGCACTCCCCTCGGAATTTCGTCTCCCATTTCCAAATGTTGCAACTGCTTCTCACCAGGGATATTCAACCCAGTTGCTTTGCCGACAACGAAACGTGAGTTATCGAAGTCCACAAAGCGTTCATGGGGTCTGGCGCAGTAGCTAAGTTCTGTCGTCGCCATAAAATAATTCTAGGTGCAGATGTTGTTGAACATTCCCCCCATAGCGGAAGCTACGAGGCCGAAGGAATAAGCCGATTCGATCTCAACGTGATCGGCGGCGTCAACTTCCCAGCGGTACTTCTTGATCCGCATTCCGGCAGCGGTTGCACCAGTCAGTCCGGTCCAGTTGAAGGTATAACCCGCACTGGGAGCGAAGATGCTGGGGGAGTCCGCAGCGTAGCAAAGCATTGCCGACTTCGCCGCAATGAACGCGAAGGTATCAGGCGTGGTGCCATCGGAGTCCAGCTGCTCGTTTTCCGCCGAGGTCGTCTGGATGCCGCTCATCACCAGAACCCGCTTCACTTTGAAGAGGGCTTCCAGATCCGAAGTGGAAACCGTGACAGGGCCGGGAGCAGTTTGACCATATTTCAAACGGTCAATGATCTGCGCGTTGGTCAACAGCTTGAGATACACATAAGCACTAAGAACCAACGTATTGGGCCAGTAGCCCGTGTTCTGCTTGATGGTCAGCTGCGCAGCCAGCACGTCATCCAGAGGCGTGGAGCCAGAGGAGTTCCAGTACTGGAGGTTGGTGCCGCTGGCAGTGGAAGCGCCGTTGTAGTCCGTGCCCCAAATACCGGAAGCAAAATAAGCCGCCGCCCAGTTCACATCCCGGTTCACCAGCGCCTGTTGGGTGAGATAGAAGGTTGCGTCACGGTCGGGTTGTAGCGGCGAGTCGCTGTTAGCGCGAATCTGATCATCAATGATCTTTTTCAGCGCCCATACGTTCGCCACGTAGCTCAAGGTGGTCAGCTTGTAACCACCCGCAGCAGCCGGGGAACCGGGTGCGCGAAGCTGCATTGTGTTACGGAAGAAGTCACCGCGATTGTACTTGAAGTACACATCGGACTTGTTATTGACGGGGATGGAAGGAAACGCCTGACCTGCAACGAAGTCCTTCTGATCCTGCACGAAGCCCACTGACATAGTAGTCAGGGGCCGGTTTACGTGTACATCACCTAATGTCGGTAGAGGCATTTTTATTTCTCCTTGTCTCTTGAAAAGTTCCCCTGCAAATTAAGCAGGAGTAAAACTAGATGGTTCCCATCGGCTGAAACAGGATGTCGCAGAGGTAGCCGTTTGCGCCAGCCGTCAAAGCAACGCCGAGAATGTGTGAGGAAGAGGTTGCCGCCAGCGCCTGTCCGCTTCCGTTGGTCATCACGAACTGACCAGGAGTGATGGTTCCCGCGCAGTACACTTTGGTGATTGCGCCGGGGCCGCAAATCTGAGCAGGGTCACCGGCAGACGGAGTATCCTGCACCACGCCGATTGCGTAAGACCCGGTATGGCTGCAAACGATTGCCTGCCCGCTGCTGTCGATGGAGACGAAATAATACTGTTGCCGTGAGGTAAACAGATTATTTGTCGATTTGATGGACTTGGTAAATCCAAGATTGTCGTAAGCCATTGTGTGTTTCTCCTTTAGCTGAAGTTTTGAAATTGGGGCCGGTGTACCCTATCCGGCCCCTTCAGAATCTAGCGGGACTGAGCCGCGTGCCGCTGGTCGCGCTCGTAATCCAGGTACAGATCGGGAGCCTCCATCAGCGCCTTCTCAACCGCGTGCGAATTGTCGATATTGTCGCGTTTGGAAATTTCGGCTACCTTCGCGTCGAACTTTGCCAGAGCAGGCATTGCCGAACCGTCGCCGCCCTTCCCAATTTCGCTGAACCACTTTGACCCCAACGTCTTGTCCGCAGACTTCAGGGTGTCGAACATTTTGGTAAAGGATTCGGTGCCCTCGCCAAATGCGTCAGCCAGCTTCATGATCATCTCGCCCTTCTCCACCGGGCTACCGGCAGTGTTGGGGAGGTCCTTCTCCGCAAGGTGGGTAAACTTCGCCAGCCGTTCCCGCTTTTGAATTTCGGTTAAAGTCTGAGCGGACTTGGTGACCACATCTTCCAGACCGGCGACTTTGAGAGTCAATGAAGCATTCTTCCGCTTCATTTCATCGTCGTCGTCATCCGGGTCTAAATCGTCATCGTCATCCGGGTCATCGTCTTTACCAGACTTTGCCTTCTTCGCTTTGGCGACCATCTTAGCTTCGGCATCGGCCAGCATTACCATCCGGCGATTGGGACCGGCGTTGGCGAATTCAGACTTGGTGGCTTCATCCATCGAGTCCTCTGCGGCCTTGGCTTTTTTCTGCTGGGCGCACTCTTCGAGCATGCCCTTACGTTTCTGCTGATCCGCCGCCATGAACTCCTTGCGTTTGTCTGTCGGCATCGAAGCGTAGAGCTTGCGATCTTTCTTCGACATCTTGAGAACGGTTTCGGTTTCCGCCTTACTGATTTCGTTATCGGCGGTTAATTTAGCAATCAAGGCATCCTGATCGCCAACGCGCTTTTCAATCTCTTGAAGAGTCATTACGTCTTCTCCCTTTTGAATGGCTTCGGGCATTTCAGAATTGCCTCTGCCGGAATTACATTTCAACCAAGCCGCCCTTACCTTGGCTTTCACCGCAGCCAGGGCATCCGTCGGTATCTGCACTTTCTCCCCGCGAAACCCCTTACCCAAGGCAGCGCATGCGGCACCGACTATTCCCGCATCGGGAGCACCACCAGGGGTTTTCGTCAGACGAAGCTTCCAGTGACTCGGAGTGTCGTCTGGCGTATACGCGAAATCACTCTTTGGAAAAGTGGTTCCTGCATAAGTCTTGCCATCCTTCAAAATGTCATCAGCCGAGTCATCCCGCTTCCACAAGGCGACTCTGGCATGGGGAACACCAAAACTTGAGTTGGCCGGTCGGTCAACCAAACTCATCTCCCGAATTTTTAGCTCCTCAAGCTTTTGGGGCATAGTGACCTCCTTTACCCGCCGATGCGAATAGGTGGAACACGTCCAATTAGCTCAGCCAGAAAGAAGCAAGCGAACGCGAAGCAGAGTAGCCTCCAGCGCCACGGTTCGGTTGCAGGGTTAACCAGTCCTGAAACAACTGCTAGGACAAAAGCGAAAACGATGAGGATAAGAGGCAGCATCAAAAACTTCCTTTCAAGGTGGGGTAATGCCGTTAGGAATGATTACAGACCGTTTCCCCCCAAAGGGGAGGTGTAAAACCACTATCCGATGGTGTGCAGGCCGTCCTGGGGCTCCGTAGCGTTAATAGCAGGGTATTTAGCGGGGCTACTTTCCGGTTTCCGTATGAGAACTGGTTTGCGTTGCGGTTGTAGTTGAAGAACCACTTCTGACAAACAAATCGGCGTGGGAAAGAAGCAAAACAAATATAGCCATCACCAGCGGGGCTATAATCAGCGGGCGAAGGTACTCCCGCCACATTTCCCTCCACGTATCAGTAGACTGCTCCTTAGATATGACCAAGCCTGCCACTGATTGTTGAATACTCATAATCTTGTCATCCTGCTCATCCAGCCGCTTAGCCCCTATCTGCGACAGAGGCAGTTGGCCGCGATCAATATCCGCACGCATCGCTTCGACCTTTTCCACAAGTGGGCCTACCCTAACCTGTTGAAGCTTCATTGCCGTCTGCTCGGCAATGATAGCCGCGATGGAACCATTCTGAATTTGAAGCCTGCGCAAGATTTCCTTAACATCCGACTTTAGCTCTATTACACTCTCGTAGAGGTTGGTATCGCTCATTCAAATAGCCCCTTTGCACTCAGCTACAGCTATGGCAACGATTGCTGGCCCTATAAAATTTTGGCATTAAGGAGTGACCCGTTAAAATTTATCGGCAGTGAGTCAAGCCAAGCTTCAGGATCACTCTGGGCAGTTACCACTGCACCATTGCTGGTTTGCACCTTGTCAGTAATGAAATCGTGGAACATTGGCTCGTAGCCCATTGCGGGATGCGCAACTATCTGATTGCCGTCGAACTCAAACTGTCCGCAGGATACTTGCTTCCCACCTTTGACAGTGAGCAGAATCTCACAGAGCTTACTCATAAACTATGTACCCCCAGTCCCGCATAGTCTTAAGGTTGTCAATCCTACGCGCCACCCCTTCTACAGCCGGTTTAGGAAGTCCAAGCTTATTCAGAGCGGATACGATTTCATCCTTATTCGCGTAGTAGGGTGCAGCGATTTTACCCATGACATCAGGGAATGTGTTTATGTGGCTAAAACTAGACGAATCATCCCGCGACCGCTGGGAAACCTCCTGATCTATCAAATGGTTGGAGTAGTGATTATCTCCATAGCCCGCTTTGTCTGGGAATGACAGCCCGTGATCAATCAGCTTAAGTTTGCCATTCGCGTTGGCATCAATTACCCAATTGCCCTTGTGCCGGTCCTCGTTGCCAATAACGTAGTCAAACACAGCGGCTCTTGCTAAGTCCGTATCTCCGTCATACCTCTTAGCTTCGTCAAAAATGTTTTTTGCCACCTCACCATCTTGCCAAGCAAGCACAGCACCCCGGTCCCCATTTACAGTTCGCTCCACAACAACTGGAACCATGTCTTCCATACCAACACGCTTGGCTACTTCCCAAGCGCCAATTTCCCGCTCGGTATCCATTCCTTCCGTAATATTGGTTCTGACCGGAGAGTCATCTATTGGAACACCAGATTGGGGCTTGAAAACACCCTCAGTGCCATCTTCAAATGTCAGATGCAACTTACCCGCAGTGATTCCACCACTTTCAAGCGGTTGCTTATCAATAATGGGTTCAGCCACCAGCTTAACTTCTTCAGGTGTCTGCGGGGTATAGGAACCATGCGGCTGTGGAGGATTGTCAGTACTAACTGAATCATTCCGGCGTAATCTGGCCGCAGGGTTCACTGGTAACGGAGGCCCGTCGAAGTTTGGCCGCTTCCATGGAGTTGGTGTCGGAGTCG